GGGAGTGGTCACAGGTAGCTTCGGATCTGGCACTTGCAAGGTACGTCTTGGTTGCAAGTGGATTGATTATCTATCCTCGTGAGCGATAGCCTTCTATCTCGCATCGGTGTCTCTGGCTACAACAAGCCAAAGAGAACACCCAAGCACGCTACCAAATCACACGTTGTTGTGGCTAAACAGGGTGACAAGACCAAGGTTATACGCTTTGGTCAGCAGGGTGTGAGCGGCTCCCGTCCTAGTGAGGGGGAGTCAGAGGCAGCAAAGAAGCGTCGAGCATCATTCAAAGCCAGGCACGCTAGGAACATTGCCAAGGGCAAGATGTCTGCGGCGTACTGGGCTAATAAGGAAAAGTGGTAATGAGAAAACCAAAGAGAGGATTGTACGCAAACATCCAAGCCAAGCGTAAGCGCATAGCTGGTGGATCTGATGAGCGTATGCGTAAGCCGGGTACTGCTGGTGCCCCGACAGCCAAGGCATTCAAGGATGCAGCTAAGACCGCGAGGCGTTGAAATGAAATATGGATCTAAAGGTAAGAAGAAAAAGAAGAATCTGTACGATCAGATGATGAAGCGTAAAAGCAAACCGATGAAGGGTTATGGTGGTTAATGGAAATGCAGACAGCCTTCGATGTAGTTCTTGGTGGCTTCATGCTATTAGCGAGTTTCTTTATGAAAATATTCTGGGATATGTTGCAAGGCACAAGGAAAGAGATGTACGACGCAGAGCGTAGATCAATGGAAACCTATGTGCGCCGGGACGATTACCGTATGGACATGGATGAGCTAAGGGATATGTTCACAAGGATCTTAGACAAGCTAGATAACAAGGCAGACAAGTGAGCATTTTTGCCAGCGTCATTGGGCCGGTTGCCGATCTAGGTAAGACATGGTTAGAGGGTAAGGTTGCCAAGACTAAGGCCAAAGCCGAGGCTGAAGCTGCGGTTATGATCAACCAATCCAAGAGCGCGGCTGATTGGGAAACTGCTATGGCCCGTGCCAGTAATACTAGCTGGAAGGATGAATGGATAACCATTCTGTTTTCTATCCCACTGGTTCTGGCGTTTATCCCATCTGCGGTTCCGTATGTGCGTGAAGGCTTTGAGGTTCTATCGACCATGCCTGAGTGGTATCAATATGGCTTGTCGGTAATCATCGCCGCATCCTTCGGGGTGAGGGGTGTTATCGGGATAATGAACAAGGTCAAGAAGTAATGGAGTATCTCTACTTCAAGACCGAAGACTTCAATTGCCAAGAGACCGGCGAGAATGAGATGGACCCTGAGTTTATCCGCAAGCTAGATGAGTTGCGCTCCGCTGTTGGTAGACCTCTGTACGTTACGTCAGGCTACCGCTCCCCCCGTCATAGCATAGAGGCGAAGAAGTCGCAGCCCGGTACTCATGCACAAGGTATTGCTTGTGACATAGCAGTGGCTAATGGCGTGGAACGCAGGCAGCTAGTGAAGCAAGCTTTCTATCTTGGTTTTACCGGCATCGGTGTAGCTAAGACATTTATACACGTTGATACCCGCGAGACAGATCCCGTCCTTTGGGTGTACTAAAATGATTGCTGAGATCAGCGCAATAGTGGCTGGGGTCAATATGGCTTCAAACGCCTTAAAGCAAGCGGCTGCTAGTGCGGATGACTTGTCTACCATCGGAACCTTCCTAAGTAAACTGGGTGGTGCAGAGGTGGAACTAGCAAGGGCGCAAAATCAAGGCGGGCTGAATGAAGCTGACGCAATTAAAGCTGCTCTAGCTCGAAAGCAAATTGCCGACACCATGGTTGCCGTGAAAGATGCATTCGTGCTATCTGGCAACGGAGCCTTATATCAAGACTGTATGCAGGAAATGGCAAATGCTCGAAAGGCCAAGCAAGAAGAATTGGCTAGGGCGGCTGCAAAGAAAAAGAAACTTATGACACAAATCAAGCAGGTTGCATTGATTGCGTTGGTCTGTGTTTTCTTGGTTCCAGCAGCGGTAGGTGCGTTATTGGCGTGGCTTACAAATAGATGATAATGGCATTCCTGCTCATTGTCATTGTGGATGGTGAGCCATTGAAGGAAGAGTTTTTTTTCAGGGATGTTACCCGGTGCAATCAGTTTGCATATTATGTAGAGAGCGGGGAAGTTAAGCTGAACAAATCTCATAGGAAGCAGCACAACATAAGTGCGTACTGCATTCCTAAGAAGATCCAATCAAGTACTAAAACGTGGGACTAATTGTTTCATGTGAAACGCTAAGTCAATGTTGCGGGGTGAGGCCAAGCTGTGCGTCCTAGCAGCTTATGGATTTCACCTCTATCGGCATTCATTTTTTTAGAAATTTCAGATACTCCAGCGCCAGATCTTTGCATCTCGTAGATCTCACGTTTCCTTGCAATAGGAAATTTGGGGTGTTGAACCTTGAGAAGTTTATCATGTATGTATTTCTCACGAAGATTTGCTTGTGCTTTGATTGCGTTAAAAAAATTATCCATTGCTTCCTCTATCCATGCACTCGTAACACCAGATCATTTGCTTCTCACTAACCGGAAAGCTGCTGGTTTCTCTATCACCTGCTGACCCTCTCTTGTGGCAGCGTGGGCATTGAATGATTACCTTTCCTGCTACTGTGCAGTAACTTAACTGCGTAGGCTTGTTACCTGTACGCAGCATCCATTCCTCTACTGATTCTTTCAACCTTGGTTCCTTACTACTCTCAACCCAACTTCTGAATATGCGCCAGCCATGTGATGATCTGGTAGACCTGAGTTGATAACGTCATTCACTATCGCTTCATGCCATGCCTGAACACCCGTAGGACGTTTTACCTTTTCGCCATTATATTCAATCCCAAGCAAATGCTCTAAAAGCCGAGAGGCTATCTCCTCGTTGGCTGCCGTGTCCTTGACGCGGGGACCATCCTCTGTCCTTTTTGCACTCAGAAGATTCAGCTTGGCCCTGATCTGTTTAGGCGAAGGCCACCCATCTAACTCCTCAATTAACATGCCCAATGCTTCGCGCATCATGGTCTGATTCTCTCTGCCGAATGCCTCGTAGTGAACCTTACCCAGCTCAGGCCAATCCCTTGCCTTAAATGGGTGCATAGCAAACCAGCTAGCATATAGTTTTGTAAACTCGTCCTTGTCCATCATACGTCTTTTCCTCTAAGTGTTCGGGCTTCTGCTTTAGCACCACCTTCGCTTTGCTGTCTAGCCTGAATGAACCTGCCGGTTATAGTTCTCACTCCCCAAACATTGGGTTTGTCGTCGAATCTAAGATAGCCGAAGCTGTACTTTCCTAGATAACCTTTGGATTTGAAGTTGTCCATCAAAACGGGATGTCTTCTAGGCCATCATCTTCCTTGTAAGCAGGGAGTGGTGCGGGTGTGTTAAAGGTAGGCATCTGCGGCATGCCACCAGCAGGTTTCCAATCATTAACTGAGGCGTACCATTTACCTGAACGCGCCTCTTTCACATCAAGATTGACCCAGTCACCGGACTGTTGTTCAATCCATCTCTGGAATTCTTCACGCTTGATGCTGATGCTTGCCTTAACAAACTCTGGGGAGTTTGGCTTAGG